CGCCGTTGCGGTCACCGAGACCGAGTTCGCTGCGGTCTGGCTGGAGAGCCCCGCAATGAAGCCGACAAGCGAGCCGGCGGCGTAGGTACCCGACGCACTGAAGACACTGAGCGTCCAGACGGTGGAGTAAGTCGCGGGCAGACGGGGGACCCCCACGAGCGCGCCAATGTTGTCGAGGAGCGCGCCCTCGGCCGCGCCGCGGTTGGTCGAGTTGTACGCGACCTGCGCGGCCTCCCAGACCTCAGCGTCCTCCTCGGCGACAATCGCGGCCAGTTGCCCCACGGGCTCGACCGGCGACAGGTCCAGGCTGTTCGAGATCGTGCCGAGCAGGTTCGCGACGATCTCGTTGAGGATCTGCTGCTGAGGCTTCGCGAGGAAGCCTGTAGCAGAAACGCCCCAGGGCACATTGCTCTGGGTCATTGAATCACCACGAATGGCAGGCCGTCTGGGCCGCTCGATCCGCCCACGATCGTGGCCCCATCACTGCCCTGAGCCTGGAAGGCGTACTTGAGGTCGCGCGAGGAACTGAAGAACGCGATCCTGAGCTGGGTGACCGAGAGGACCACCGGGGCCCCGAGGGTCAGGATGGCCTTGCGGAGCAGGTTGGAGATGGCCGGCAGGCTCGGGCCCTTGACGCCGATCACCGCCTGCCAGGGGAAGCCCTGGGTGGTGTCGAAAGCCCAGTCACCGAGCCACATCTGCAGGCCGTCCTGGATGCGGATCGCGGCCGACTGGACCTCGTCGGTCACGATGCACACCTTGGCCCCACCCTGGCCGATCAACGGCATGACAAGATCACCGGTGGTGGTGCGGGCCCACGTGGACATGGCGTGCCGCCAAGGTAGAATCCTGGCCCACTCGGCCCCCCCCCTCAGGCCCAACGTTCCTCGCACCTGAACACCTGAGCCTCTACCGGCACACCTCTTGCCATGGCTACGTTTTGAGTACCATGAAACGATTCCTGACCATCATCCTCCTGGCGCTCGCAGGCTGCGGCGGCGCGCCCTTCACGGAGGCACCAGCAGCCGCCCTGGAGACCGAGGACGCGGGTCTGGATGTCGCGCGGCCCAAGCTTGCCGAAAGCGCGCTGCAAGGCGCCAGCGAGGCGGGCGCCCCCGAGGCCGGCGCCCCAGAGGCCGGGATGGCGCCAGTCGATCCTCCCGACGCTGGGTACGAGCCAGGGCACGACGCGGCGCCCCAGGAAGCGGCCGCCGAGGCTGCCCCACCGACTATGCCGGAAGCGGCCCCGGACGTCGGGGTCGCGAGCTGCTCGATCTGGCAAGACTGTCCCCCGTGCGGGACCGAGCAGGCATGCTGCGGCGGCCACTGTGGGTGCATTCCGTCTGGTCAGACGTTCTGTGTGGTCGGCCCGGTGGGGACACCGTCACCGTGCGTGGGCATGGCCGGTCCGGCGGGATGTCCGGCGTGTTCGACGGGGACGCCGTGCTGCAACCCGACCGATCATCCGGCGCTGGCGTGCGGCTGCGAGGCGAACGCCGTTCTCGGTTGCCTGTAGATCAGTCGGTGCACTTGACCGAGTTCGACCCCGTTGGGGTGATGGCCATCTGGAGCGTACCGATCGCGCTGATGAACGCGGCCTGATGCGCAGGCGGCGCACCAACGAGACCGAGTAGGGTTCCGACCTCGCCTCCCCACGTGTTGAGTACCCCAAGGAACGTGTTGAGCGCCGAGAAGATCGGATCGACCTTGTTCGCGGTGGCGACGGAGTCGCTCGGACCATCGGACCCGAGCTTGATGGTCCCGTTGGATATCGCGATGATGGTGCTACTCGGGATACCGATCATGATCTGCCCCTCACTGGGGGGTAGGCCGCCGAGGTCGGTGTAGTCGCCTGGGACCGCGACCCAGTGGGCGCCGCCGTTGCGTCGCGTGAGCGCCGGGTCCTGGGGCTGGGCTGTCTTCAAGTAAGGTCCAGGGTCAAGGTCGAAGCCCTCGAGATCGACCTTGTCGCCGACCTTGAGGTCCCACCAGATCGCGTAGCCGTTGCCGCTCGGGTAGCGCACCGGGATCTTGAGAAGAACAGGCCAGGGCTCGCTGTAGCGCTCACCGGTGGTCGTATCGAAACGCACGTCGTGCACCGCGGGCTGGACGTCGACCGACGCGGGCGGCCCGTTGAAGGTACCCGGGTAGAAGGCCCTAACGATTCCGGGCATACGAAAGTACCGACGGGCCGCATCAGCGAAAGATTGGGTGTCGGCAATCTCGGTGGCGGTGACAAGGTCTCTGGGCATAGGGTCCTATCAATATCGCTGAGCTTCTATCGCTATCGACCAGTCCGGCGAGCCCGCGCTGGTGTTCCCGGTATACTCCGCGGAAAGGATCTTGAAGCCACCCTGAACGTTGATCGACTGGATTGCGATCTTCATCCCGGGCGTGATGCCCGGGAGCATGAGGGTCTTGACGCTGACGATCCCTTTGGTGTCGACGGTGGCGTTGCCGATCATGCCGCTTTGCTCCGAGATGAGCAGGACCTGGCCCGGGAGCGGCTGATTGACCTGGGTGATCGAGAGGGCTCCGTTCTGGATGGAGTACGAGAGGCCGGTGGAACGACAGAGGTCGGCCATGATCTCGGCGGCGGACCCCTTGAGGGCTGCTCCCTTGGCGAAGATTTGGCTCGCGGTGGGCTGACCCGCGATGAGCGCCAGGGCAGCGGTCATGTTGCCGGGCAAAACGCCCATGGCGGAGAGCACCTGCTGGAAGGTCTGCTGCATGGTGGAGCCGGGCGGGATCATGAGACTAAGGCGGGCCTGTGAGAGCGCCTGATCGCCGTCGCCGGTCGTGAGCTCGCACACGAACTTATCGGCCCCGTCGGTCACGAAGTTGGCCGCCCGAAGTTCACCCGAGAAGAGAATGCTGCTCGCGCCCCCGGCGTAGCCGGCCGTGATGATGCAGGGCACGATCGGGGCCTTGGTGCCGGGCGAGACCGCGGTGGTGACGGTGCTCTTGGCGAGCGCGTTACGGTGGTTACGAGTGAGGCCCCAGATCCGCAGATCGCAGGTGTTGGGCTGGGGCTTGAGCGATCCTGCGGTGACGTGGATCCCGCGCTGGATCTTGAACGAGACGTCGAGCCCCACGCCGTTGCCGCACTTGAGCAAGAGCGACGTGGGCGAGCCGGGGATGCCGATCTGCACGGTGCACGTGCGCTGGACGAGCGCCGTGGCGCCCTGGTTACCGAGGGTGGGCATTACTCAGTCCCCGCCAGAATCGCCTCCATGTCGGCGATCGGGATGTACGTGAGGGCGCAGCGCGCGGTTGGGGCGAGCTCGTTGAGCCCCGGGGGGGAATCGTCGCTCTGCGTGTTGGAGACCACGTAGAACTGCCCCGGAGGCCGCCGCGTATCGCGGCACTGGGCGAAGAGCGGCCAGTTGAGGACGAGCTTGACCGCGCCGTAGATGGGCGAGCCGTCCACGGTCGAGAGCAGTAGAAACCACCTGTCTTCGCGTTGGGAATACTGGAACGTGAGCAGGTACGGCACGCCGTCGAGCGTCGTGGTCTGCGTGGCGAACGGGGTCGTTCCGTCGGGCGTCGGGATTACCTGAACGGTCATCAGCCGCCCCCGATCCCGAGGACGCCAGCCACGCCGCTCGCGAGCTTCTTCGCTCCCTTGGCCGCCGTGACGGCGACGGATTGCGTCTTGCCGCTGGCGTTGGCGCTACCCTGCTCGCCCTTGTTGACGGCTGGTGTGGAGTTGACCACCGTCGGCGCGGGCGCGGGCACACTGATGGTGGTGACGAACCGGATCTCCTTGAGCCCCACATCGATCTCGGCCGCGTCGCCCGTGGCCTCGTCACGGTGGACGCGGATCGACTGGATCACCATGTTGTCGATCTCGAGCTTCGGGGCGACGAGGTCCACCACCTGGACGTTGTTGAGGAGATCCTGCAGCTGCTGGATCGTGAGCGCGACGAAGTCCTGGACCGTGCCGGGCGGCACACCGGTCGCCTGGCTGGTGATGGGCAGGGGAATGGCCGGCACGCTGGTGAGATCCGGGGGTGGAAAGACGATCTGCGGGACCGGGATGCCGCCGCCCACGACAGCGTCTCCGACCACCTCGCCGACGACGGTGCCGACGGCGCCGCCCATCGTGCCGCCGATCAGGTTGCCGATCGCGCCGGTGGCGGTGGCGCCGAGCGCGCGTTCCGTTATGAGGTTGTTCCATGACTCGAACTCGAGCGGCGGCTGCGGCGGGTTGGGAATGCCGCCGCCGGGCGCGGTGACGGTGATGACCGAGATCGTGGGCGTGAGGGCGATCCAGTTGTTGGCGTCAATCGGTGTATTGGTCTCGAAGAAGCTGATCTTGGCTTCCCGGAGCTTCACGCGGACGTTGTCGGTGATTGTGCTGCCCGTCTCGACCGGGTGCTCGGTGATGTCGGCGCCGAAGTCGTAGTCCTCGGTCTTGACGAAGCACTGGAAGTTGTGCGGGATCCCGGCATCGTCCTTCCAGGTGAGGTAGGCAGGCATGTAGCCGGCCGCCCCTCCGTATCCGGAGAAGCCCGAGCGGAAGAACCCGGCGAGCGGCTGCGTCATGGGACGTTCGCCGCCTTCTGGGCGTTGTAGTTCGCGCGCTTGACGCCCTGCTCGACCCCGCCCGCCGCGGCCTTGCCGACGCTCTGCGGATCGTCCTTGGTCGCGACGTGGACGTCGACCTTGGTCTGATGGACCGTGGTCGTCGACCCACTGGAACCACCTTTACCCTCGCGACCCGGGATCGGGAGGTGCCCGCCCTTGACCTCGGCTGGCTGACGAGTCCCGGTCCCCGCTTCGGTGATCGCGTTGAGAGGCACGCCTGATGCGGCGAGCGCGCGACCCTCGGCCGACTCCTGGACCTTTCGGATCCGCTTATTCTCTCGACCCTTCTTGGTGAAGTCTTCGGTGAAGATATGCTTGACGGCGCCCCCCGCACCGAGGACGTTCTTCTTCTCGTCCGCGAACCACTCCGCGGCTCCCGCCTTGACGTCCTTGAGTGCCTCGGAGAAGTTGCCGCCCGCGAGATCGCCAATTACCTTTCCCAGCGCCTTCGCTACGTCGAACGCCCCCTCGAGCGGAATGAGGAGAACATCCTTGATGAGCTCCGCGTCGTCGGAGAGGATGGCAAAGAGGGCGCTCATGGCATCCGAGAGCCCCTCGGCGAACTTCTGGGCCGTGCCGATCCCGAAGAGCGCATCGAGGGTGTCGCCGATGACGCTCTCGCCACCGGTCATCAGCGTGTAGACGTCGTCGAAGGCGAGGTAGAGCGCGCCGATGATGGCGACGGGAATCGCGAACGGCGCGAGGGCCGCGAGCAGTCCGGTCACGGCGCCGATCAGGCCGATGCCGATGATGGTGGCAATGGCGATGAGGCCGGTCTGCAGGACGTTGGTCTTCTTGGTGAACTCGATGACGTCCTTGACGGTGTCCTTGAGGATGTGGGCGAGCTTGTCGAGGTACGGCAGGGCGGCGGCAAGGGCTCGCTCCTTGAGCGACTTGATACCGAACTCCATGTGCTCGAACTGCTCGGTGACCTCCTTGGCGTTCTTGTAGAACTCGGGACCGAGCCCGCTTCCGAGCTCCTCGGACTCCTTGAAGAGTTCCTCCATGGCCGCGCGGCCCTTCTCGAGGACGGGGATCATCGAGAGGCCTTGGCGGCCGAAGAGCGCGATGGCGGCCTGGGTCTTGTGGGCCCGGTCCGGCATCTTCTGGAAGGCATCGGCCAGATCCAGCATGGTGTCGACGGTGTTCTTGGACCCTCCGGCGCTGTCCTTGAGGTGGATCCCGAGCTTCTGAAGCTCACCGGCCGCCTGGGCGCCGTGCTTGCCCGCTCCACTCGTCGCGCGCTCGAAGCGGGTAAGCATGCCGACCGCGGAGTCGGCGTCGAGCCCCGCGGCCGCGGCGGCGAACCCGAAGGCCTTGAGCTGTCCAACGCTGACGTCGAGCCGCTCGGCCTGGTTCTGAAGCTTCGTTGCTCCCTCGAGTTGACCCTCGAAGAACTCGGCGGTCTTTTTCGCGGCCTCGACCCAGAAGGCCCCGGCGGCGAACTTCTTGAGCTTCTCGATGAAGGCCTCGATCGACTTGTCGGCACCCTCGAGTTGCTCGGTGTCGACCTCGATCCCGAAGATTGCCGCGAGTTCACGCAGGGGGCTGGCCATCAGCGGCCCCCTTTCGCGGCCTTCTCGGCGCGCGCGTGTTCGCGCGACAACGCGTTCTCGATCTCATCAAGCTGATTGTGCATGGAGAGCATGTCGGGGTAGGTCCAGTCGCGGTCGAGTTCCGCCAGTGAGTGCACCTTGCAGCGGCTGTTCATCACGAAGCGCCAGAGGAAGGCGTCATCTCCTGTTGGAAGCGAGTAGGTGACCGCACCAGCCTGTGGCGTGTAGAAGGCCTCGGCGCGACCCACGCCGAGCCGCCGCGACCAGTCCGGGTCGATGGCGGCGAAGTCGGTCACGTCGATGCCTTCGACTCCGGTGCGCCAGCGGTACCAGTCGGCGACGGCGAGCGGGCGCCGAGTCGTGTCCAGTCCCCTAAAAAACCGTTGACCCGCACCCCCCAGGCGAGCCACTGGAGGTACTCCATCCACTTGCCGGTCCAGTAGTCGTCGCGGTTGGAGAGAGGAGTGGGGTAGACGTTGGTGTCGCTCGGGTGCTCGCTCTTGATGAAGGCGACGGTCTTGGCCGTGAAGGCTCGGTCGAGCGCTTCGAGCCCGGAGGCGTCGATGGTCTCGAGCAGGGCGGCCCCACCTTCGCCGAGCGCGCCGAGATTCTTGGCGATCTCGGGCCACGCCATGGTCTCGATGAGGGCCTTGAGGCTCGTGGCGGAGATTTCGCCGTCGGGTCCCTTGACCTTGCTGAGCAGGCTCGAGAGATCGGCCTTGGCGAGCGCGACGGCGAGCGCGCGGAGCGCGGCGGAGGTGACGATGAGCCCCACGGTGCGCGCCTCGCGCCCGGTGAGCAGACCCATGTCGTAGCGGGTCCCGGCGATGGTGGTGGTCGGCATGCCCCCGAAGCTAGAGGGGCATGCGGGTCACTTGGCGCGGAGCGCAGCGGGCACGACCCGGGCCCAGGCGAAGACCGTGCGGACGTCGTCGCCGGAGCCGATCGTCTTGGTCCCGGTGACCTCGAAGGTTGCTCCCTCGCCCGCCGCGAGCTGGGCGATCACGGTGCCCTTGGCGCCGTCTGGAGCCACCACCGTGGTTGGGTGGGCGCTCGGGATGACGGTGCAGCTCGGGGCCTGCTCGTCGCCCAGAGTCAGCGTCACGGGGCCAGGCTTCTGGGGCTTGGTGTGCTCGCGGCCGAAGGTGCGCGCGCGGGCCTTGGAGCGTTCGATTCCGAGGAGGACGTCGCTGGGCATGGCGCGAAGTTAGGGCGTCACTGCAGGCCCGAGGACACCACGGTCGTGAAGCTCGGCACGGCGGCTGTCACGGTGCCCATGGTGGTCCCGACCCAGACATCACCGAGCGTCGTGGCGCAGCCGGCGGTGTTCCATATGGTCTTGACGTCGTTCACCGTGAACGGTACGTCTATGCCCGGGTACGGACTTTGGAGGACCTCCTTGTGGACCTCGACCTTCGTTGGCTCGGAAAGCAGCCGGTCGATGGTCTTCTCCGCCCGCGCGAGGCGGGCACGCAAGTCGGTGATCTCGGCTTCGAGCTCGGCGGGGGTACGCGGCGAGGCCATGCTCCCAACTTAGGGCGGAGACCTTGCGTCGCGCGACCTTTTTGGTCTCAGTTTCCGCCGACGATCACGGCGTCCCGGACCGCCTTGAGGAGCCATTCCCGCGGCTTGGCCTCGGCGGCGAAGTCCTGGTCGGCAGGCTTCGAGACCCAGCACCGGAGCGCCTGAAAGAGCGTTGTCCCGTTCAGGTCCTGGATGAGGAGCGGGAGGATCCCGGCGCCGTTGATTCCCTGCTCGTCGGCGAAAAGCTGCGCGGAAAGGAAGCCGTTCGTGAGACTGTTGCTTTGCATAGTCATCAGTGTGAATTCGGTGAGGCGCGAGTAGGTCTTCGAGCGCGTGATCGTTCCGTCGACGCCCTCGACCTCGGTGAAGCTGGCCTTTGGCTGCACCAACTTCGCGAAGTCGCCGGAGGCGTAGCCGCTGGCGCCCGCGCCGCGGGAGATGCGGAACGCGCCGAAGGTGATCCGGAGCCGATCCGGGTCCCAGACGAGCATATTGAACGGAATGCTCAAGACTTACGCTCCTTTACATCAGAAATAGACGACGCCGGTCACTTCGACCGTTTGGATGGCCCCCGTGTACCGACACGAGAAGCTGACGCCGGGCAGGTCGCGGTTGGCGCGGGAGGCGGCGGAGACCGAGGCGGCCGTGGGGGCCGTGACGACGATGGAGGTCGGGTCGACGGCGTTGTAGGCCGGGGTGGCCGAGAGCTTGAGGGGCGAGAGGACCGCGAGTACGATGACCCCGATCCCGTTGTCGTCGTAGGCGAGCTTGGGCGGCCCGGCCTTCGCGGCGTACACGCCGGCCTGGATCTGGGTGTTCACCCAGTCGAGCCAGATCGTGTAGTCCATGTACTGGCCCGAGGGGGTAACGCCCGGCCAGAGGGTGTTGAGGCCCTGGTTCTGCGCGTAGTAGTTGCCGTTCTTGCCGCCGGTGCCGGGCTGGCTGGTCGACATCGTGTTGAGCGCCAGGGCCTGCGTGAGCGGGAGCGTCGTGTCGGTGTCGACGAGGACCCCGGGGAGGCTCTTGTCGGCGAGGGTGTAGGAGCCGGGGTTCTGGGCGAGCGCGTAGCTCATCGCCGAGACGCCGCCGTAGCCGAGTAGCTCCTGGCCCGAGTAGACGAGGAAGCTCTTCTTGTAGTTCAGGAGCTGCGCGGTGGTGAAGACGTCCGTGGCCGTGGCGATCGTCTGGACGTCCTGGAAGTCGGAGTTGTTGAAGAACCCGACCTTGCCGCCCTGGCCCGTCCCTTCGACCCACGCCATCGCGGCGAGGACCTCAGCCTTGCTGTTCGAGTCGAGCGAGACCCCGTAGAACGACAGGGTGTTGGCGTTGTAGATCGCGACGAGGTCTGCGGTGAGCCCGGGATCAGCCGTGACGTCGGTCAGCTGGATGTTCTGGACCGGACCCGCCTGCCACTGCAAGAAGTCGGTCAACTTGCCGGTCGACTGCGTGAAGGTGACCAGCGAGACGTTGGTCGAGACCGTGCCGCAGTTGATGATGCTCGCGACCGAGTAGGTGTCGTTGAGGACGTAGTTCGAGGTGTTCGGGAAGACGGCCGTCAGGCCCGTGCCCGTGAGCGAGAAGGTCGCTGCGGTCGCCTGGCCCGTCTGCTGGGTGACCCCGTTGAGCGTCCACGAGAAGGTCGCGGTGCCGCGAGCCCCACCGAGCGTGATCGTGATGACGATCGTCTGGTTGGCCGTGGCGACGCCGGTGAAGGTGATGTTCGGGCCCGTCGATCCGGCCGGCAGGTGCGTGACTGGTCCACCGTTGGCTGCGAAGTAGCTCGCGAGCGTGAGGGCGTCGGTCGAGGGCACCCCCGTCGAGGCGAAGGACACCGTGTGGCTGACGTCGTCCGACCCGATCACCGACAGCGAGTACAAATCGGTACTGACCGTGTCGGTCAGAACGAGATTGACCGTCTGGGTGTTGGCGTTCGCCCGGCGGCCGATGACCAACGACGAGGGGGCCACGGTCTGCTCGAAGTAGACCTGCGCGGCGCGGTAGAGTGGCTCCGTGGTCGTGAACCCGTCGGCCACCATCGCCGAGGGCGACGTGTACGTCCGCTGGCGGTCGCTGTAGTGGGTGTGATAACCCACAATTGCGCCCACCCCAAAGTTCTGCTGGGTGACGGCCGGCGCGGTCGCCGTTGTAATCTTGACCGAGACCTGTTGCGCGCCGCTCATTGCCCCCAACATTAGGCGTGGGCGGGCTAGCTTCTCCCCACATGGCCACCGAGCCCGCTCCCTCCCTCGACCCCGTCGAATCCTTCCGCCGCGTGGCCGAGTACCACGCCGCCCGGGAGGCCCAGACTCCCCAGATCCCGAGCCCCGAGGAGCTCACGGCGCGCAAGTTCGAGGAGGCCTCCCAGCTCGTGACCGATCTCGCCGGGTACGTCCAGCATCGCCTGGACTGCACCAAGGACTCGAGCCCCGCCGCGGTCGTTGCGGGCAAGCTCCGGCCCTGCTCGTGCGGTCTGGATGCGACCCTTGTGTCAGCTGCCCGATTCGTCCGCTCGGCCGACAAGCCCGCCGTGGCCGCGCGCGAGGCCCCGGTCCCGCAGCCAGATGCTGGCGCGGGCGACGCCGACTGCGCCTAGAACGATAGCGCGTCGACGTAGAAGCTCGTCTCGGAGAGCGCGCCCTCGTACGCTTGCCCAGATGTCTGCCAACGCGCCGTCCAGACACCAGGCGTCGCCGTGGTGGCGATGACGATGTCCGACTCGTAGGTCCCCGGGGTGTCCACCTGCACCGTTCCGGCCGTGATGGTCCCGTTCGGGTCACTGACCTCGAAGGTCACGGTGGTGGGGGTCGCGAGCACCCCGAGCTGGTAGGGGCTCATGAAGAACGCCACGGTCTGCCCTGGCTTGCAGTGGAACGGCAGCGTGCTCGGCGTCGGCAGGATGTCGCCGATTTGACTGACTAGATCGTACGGTCCGAGTTGGCTCATGTGGGGCCTACGTGAACGCTCATGCTTGACTCCAGGTGGGATCAACGGCCATAAGCTCACGCTCGTCGTCTTCCGTCAACGGTTCGGTCGCGATCTTTCGTCGCTCTCCGGTGTCCTTGTTTACAAGCAGAACGAAGGATTTCTCTTCGCGCACGAGCCAAGTGGAGACGTCGCGATCTGGATCCTCAAGAAGCAGATCGCCGCTGGTGACTACAGTCCCTCGGATGAGGCCCCAACGCGCTGTCGCGAGGCCAATGCTCCCGGTGTTGTCAGTCGTCGGATAGAGGCGATACCCAGACACGGTCATGTCGATGGTCGCCTTGGCCGCTTCGGCGAACGTACCCAGATTGATGAGATCGAAGAACTGGTACCCCGTCGACGCGCGCAGGACCTGGTCTCCCCCAGCACCCAGAGAAGTGAGTTCGGTCCGGTTCGCGCCTGTTGTCGTCAGGTGGATGCTGGCCGACCCCTGGATCTGGTAGTCGGTTATTGCGGTCGACATCTGGCCACCGGTAAAGGACCACTGCTGAGCCGAGTTGACGTCGAGGTCCACTTCGGAGTGGCCATCGATCGTTAGGGCGCCGGAAGTCGTCTTCGCTAGCGACGCCGCGTTGCCGGTGAGCGACCAGGCGCCTCCAGACTGGGTAAGGCTGCTTGTAGCGGTGAGCGCCCCGCCGACGTTGGCCGCCATCACGTAGAGGGCGCCCCAGCTGTTACCCGAGATGCCTAGACTACCAGTGTTCGTTGTGCTCGGGTAGAGGCGATATCCGGATACATTCGTATCGCGGATGGCCTTGTCCGCTTCGGCCGTCGTCCCAATGTGGACCGTATCCACGTAGTCGTATAGGAACGGAGAGCGAAGAAGCATGTCCGTCCCGGCCGCTTGCAGGGTGAGACGGCCTGTCGTGCTGCGTACCGTTACGTCAGAGGAACTCTGGATCTGGTAGAATGTCCCCGCCTCGTAGTGATTCTCATCGCTGATGAATGCGCCGTTGGCCAGCGTCTGACCGCACGAATTCATCCACGCGCTGTCGGCGCGAACCATGTTGATACCGTCGAGCGCCAGAGACTCGCACGACGTCGCGTTGCCACTGGTAGCAATGAAACCGCGCTCAACACCGTTGACGGCACCATTCGCAAGCAGGTCCGTTATGCCCCATTCACCGCTAGCGTTGATGCTTGACCCAACAACGGAGATCTTGATCCAGTAGCCAGTGACATCTATGACGCGGCTAAACCCGCTGGGTCCACCTTTCTTGTCATACCCAGTGAGCTTGAAGTCGACACCCTGCAGTGCCCATCCAGAATAGGCATAGAGCATCCCACACGGGTTGCTGCCACCCGTTTCACTGGCACACGACGCGATAATCCATGGGTGCTGCTGTGGACCTCCGATAGCAAACTCCCACGTCTTGATGCTGAACGTTGAGTTTATCAGGTTGGCGGATCCGCCGCGCTGCGCGTAGATGCCGGACCAGCAATTGGCCGTGACGCTGCACCCTGCCAGCCTGTTGACCAGCTGATTCTGTCCCTCGAAGAAGAAGCCGCTAAGGTCAGCGTTCTGTACGAGGCAATGGTCGAATGAGTGTTCCTCGTTGTTCGCGTCCGACGTGCTCTGCAGATAGACGCGCTTCGTCGATGTGACCGTGTGCGTGCTACCGAGGGTTGCCATCGCCGTGATGGTAGTGCCAGAGATGGTGTCGACTGTAACCGTCTCACTCTGTGTCAGTGTGTTATCCCAGAACACGAGCGTATCGCCGTGTACAAGGCCACCCGCGTCATCGACAACGATGTTTTTCTGACCGCTCGCGGCCGTGCTTGTGACGATGCGGGGGCCGCCGCCGTAGCAGCCGTTGGCGAATCCGGCGAGCATGCAAAGGCTCGACGAACTGCCGGCAGTGCAATTCGTTGTCCTGTTGTGCGTCGACAGAGCGGACCCTATGGTGCGGTCGGAGTAGATGACGCTTCCGGCCCACATCGTGAAGACGAGGTACCCGTCCGTGTAGCTGTTTACCAAGTTCTTGGTAAACGTGACGGTATTGCCAACTACCGTGGAGACGTACAGGTACTCGGCTTTCGTGAAGTCCGAAGATCGGACCATGACGCGCTGACCAACCTGCGGAGTTCCGTATCCGAAACTGGTAGCCGTGTAGGAATTGGTACCGGACGATCCGCCGCTCGAGTACGCGCCGAAGTGATTGTTGCCCTGGAACGTGAAGCCGCGGACCTCGGTGTATTGGCAATTGACCCGGACGATCATCCCCCGCTTGCCGGCAAGTCCCTGGACACTCGCTTTCTCTTGCAGAATCGTCTGGCCCTGACCGTCACCGGTCCAGAGTCCACCGTTGGTCCCAGTCCACACGAGCTCATCGGAGATGATGTACGTACCGGCCGGGAAGTGCAGCCGTACCGCGCCGGCGACGGTCAGGAGCGCTGCGGCCTGGAATGCGGCAATCGCGGCCTTGATCTGCGTCGTGTCGTCGGTCGTCCCGTCTCCCGTCGCCCCGTACTCGCGAACGTTGATAGTAATTGGAAGCTGCGCGCCGTTGTGCGTGATGCGAAGCGCCCCGCTCCCGAGCCCGAGCGCATTCGGATCCCATGAGCATCGGAACGATGCCTTGCCCCCGCTCGCTCCGATCTGGTAGGTCTGCCCGTTCGGCGTGACGAATTTGTACGTGCTCGATGCGTCGTTGTGCAGGACCGATAGCGGCTCCGCCACGGACATCGTGACGGACATCTCCTGACCGGCGAGGAGTGCCGCCAGCGATACGTTGGAGAAGCCGCCGAGCACGCATGCGCCGGTTGGCCCACCGATGACCTGCGATAGCGATCCGTCCGTAGTGACGTTGCTGTTGGTGCCGTTCGCTAGTGTCAGATTGGCCTGACCGGTCTGCTGGCGGAACTGGCTGGCCCAGTTCTGCATGCCGCCGGCCGTCATGGTCGGGACCAGCGGCGTGCCGATCGGTTGCGCGGCGGCGTTAGTCTGCTCCGTCCCCCGAACGACCGTGATCTGGGACGTCGCCGGGTTGACCGCGGTCACCAGAAGAAGCTCCGCACCCATCCGCATGCGGAAGGTGCCGACGGTCGGCAGACCGGCGACGCCTTGAAGCAGGAGCGTCGTATCGGCCGCCAGACAGGCCGACTCCAGCAGGTACGTGGCCTTGTTGACGAATTGCTCGGTCACCCCGAGAAATTAGGGGATGCCCAGCACCTGGTTGTTGCCCAGCGACCCGGTGCCCGCGATACTCGAGTCGTCCGGCCGCTGGGGCCCTCCGCCCGGACCCGGGCCCGGAATGTTCGTTCCACCCTCCTCACCCGAGACGTTGCCCGGGATGGTGAACGGGGTGCCTGGGATCTGGGGGTCCCCATCGACGGTCTGGATGTAGTCGGTGTAGGTCCGGCCCGGCTCCGGCGCATTGAGGGCGCGCGCGAACGTGATCTCGAGCGTCGCCACGTCCACCCAGTGGCCGTCGCGGTTCGTTTGCCTGCCGAGGATCCGCGTATCCCCGTAGTTGACGAGCGCGAGGTGCTGTTCATCCCGGAGCGTCTGGGCCAGGGTGCTGCGCTGGCACCACCGCACCCGCTCGAGAATGTCGTGGCTGCGGACCTGCTGGTCCATCGACTCGCACCGGACATTGATCGTGATGATCCGCTGGCCGCAGAGATTGAAGTCGAGACCCCCGTTCGTGGAGTTGTCCCGCGTGCGCTGCTCGTCGTAGCCGAGCGCCCGGTCCGAGACGAGCGTGAGGTAGATCCACGCCTTGAAGGCGCTCTCCCCCATCAGGTTCTGCCGGTCCCAGTCCCACGCGCACTCGATGTCGCTGAGGCGCGCCATCATGACCTGCAGGGCCTCCCAGGGGTTCGGGTCCGGGTAGAAGAGCGGCGGACTCCGGATCGGCTGCGCGATGACCTGGGGCGCCGTGAGATCGGGCGGGGCTCCTCCACTCATTCGCCGCCCCCGAGCCCGCGTTCCCTGATCTCGTAGCTGATCGCCGATCTGAGGGTGCCAGTATCGATCAACGGCTTGGTGCTGTGCTTCTTCGCCACCGTGCTCGGCGCATTCTCCGGCCCGATCCCATCCGCGATCCGCTGCTGAATCGACCCGACCGCGTACTGGCCCACCTGGTCGAGCACCTGCTGGCGCGTGAGGTCGCCCTTGATGGCCTGGCGCATCAGCACCACGAGGAGCTCGCGCAGCTTCGGCTCGTTCTCGTCGAACCACGCTCGAATGAAGCTCCGCTCCGGCACCCGCCCATCGGACGAGCCGAACTCGTTGACCACACCGTACTCGAGCACGCTCAGCTTGCTCTTCGGCGAGAACTCCGCGCCCTTCGCGGCCAGGATCCCGGTCGCGATCGACACGGGCTTCTTCATCCCGATCACGCGCTTGACCAGTTCCCGGTACCCGTTGTCCTTATCGGTGACGCTGACCTTGGCCACGTCAGCACCCCCAGCCGCCGCGCCAGCCGCCCGAGACCGCGACCCCGACGGTCATCATCTCCCGGATGTCCATGAAGCGCCTGCCGTACGTCGTCGTCGACAGGGTCCCCTCGAGCTCGGAGGCCTTGAGCCTCGTGTCCTGGCCCTGGGGATCGATCGCGAGCAGGTGGGCCGCGAGGTACGCGACCGCCGAGTCGGTCATCTGCCGGTAGACCGAGGCGTCACACTGGAGCGCAGCCTCGGCGAGCACCAGCGAAACCACGTCCGGATACGTGTTCTTGAATTGTTTGAACCGGCGCTGGAACAGGGCGACATCCACGCCCCGAAATTAGAGCGCTCAGGCTCGCTGTAACGTCGCCAGCATCGCGGAGAAATCCTGCAGCGACATCTCCATCTCCGTCTCGAACGCTGCGACGCGATCGTGACCGTCTACGATCTCCCAGCCGCCCTCGTGGAGCAAGTCGTAGCCCTTCAGCGTGATGCCGTTGAACGTGATGGTCAGGTCCTTGAAGGAGTAGATCTTGGGCCCAGGCGCCTCGAAGATCCGCGCCCACATCTCCGCCAGCCCACCGACGAATCGGTCGAGCGGCAGAAAGAGCAGCGCCAGCGCTCCCGCGAACCCGCAGACCACGGCCCGGCGCGTCAGGTCCCGGTCAGCCCCCATCGGCGAGGGTCCGGATGTTCTGGGCGAACCTCTCGAAGGCCGGCGCGGCGCAGACCGCGCTGCAGTAGTCGCCCTTGAGCAACATCTCGCTCGCCTTGTCGGTCGTGTGGTGGCTCACGTGCGCGACGATCCAGCCCTGGGGGCAAGCGCTCGCGCACCGGGTCTCGCGGCCGCACGTATCGCAGGTCAGGACATGCTCGGTCTTGAACATCGCTCAACCTCCATCGTACCGCATGCTCCCCACGGCGGTCCCCGGCTCGGCCTTGTCCTCGCGCGGCGTCGAGTCGTCCTCGAACGTCATGGGCCGGACCGGGCAGACGAGCTCCTCGATCTCCCGGCCGCCAGCCGGCAACCGGCGCTTCTCGAGCCTGTGGGCGTCCCTGGCGCGTCCGCAGTTGATGCAGGCCATCAGGAGTCCTTGGTGGCGCCCGAGGCCTCTGGACCCAGGTCTGGGGCAATCCCGGACCCGCCGCACGTCGGGCACTGGCGGTTACACTTCGCGCACGGCTTGACCCCGAACCGGTTGACCCCCGTGACCTGGTCCCGGATGTGGCCCGTCTCGAGGTAGGTCCCGCACACTTGGCACTTCGGCTGTTCGCCAGTGGAGATCGTCATTGGTACCACCGAACCTAGCACCAAAAAGTGAGACGCGGGGACAGCTTCTGTTTCACCGGTACGCCGTCGCCGCCATCACCGTGTCGACGGCCACCCTGTCGCCGGGTCTCCCGAACGCACCATAGCACCGTCACCCGCGCCTCCCTCCGGAACGTAGTAAGCTCAGCGAATGGCCAATCACAAACGCCGCCGCCCCAAGCACCAACGCTCGGGCTGTCTCTGGTGCAAATGGTGGAAAGATGAGCGCCGGCCCAGAAGCCAACAGGTCCTGCCGCGCGACATCCGCCGCGGCGCCCTCGACCGACCGGGCGACGAGCCGTGAACCTCCCCCCCTTCGCCTTCGAGCAGCCGCCGGCCACGCTCCAACCAGGGCCCCGCCGGTTCCCCCAGTACGTCTTCTACCGCGACCCCCAGACCGGAATCTGCGAGGTCGAGACGAGTGAACCGGGCGGCCCCCAGCGCGCCACCTGGACCACCTGGGCCCCAGCGGCCCCGCCGGCCCCCGCGCGCGAGCCGACCCACACCGCCTTCGAGCACCCGGGCCGACCCGGACCAACCGAGGAGTTTCAGGAACTTGTGAGTTCCCTCCGGGCAAGAAACGACCCCGCCCCGCAGCTGCAGCGCGGCGAGGTCAAGTCGCTCGGCACCTGACCGGAGACGTGCAGCCAGCGCCCGACAAGATGCCCTGCATCTCGCCCCCGGCGTCCACGCCTCAGCGCCACCCCGCGTTGAGCTCCACGACCTCGATGCACGCCGGGCAGGCCCGCAGAAACCAGCAGTCCCGGTAGAACTTCACCGCATGCCCCGGATCGTCGAACTGGAACTCCCCGAGGTAGTGCTCTCTACCACACATCCCCCAGCGGCTCTGGTGCTCCCGCCGAATGCAGGCCGTCGGGACCTTCTTCGGCGGCGCCGGGATCACTTCTCGCGAGCGATGATGCTACCGAGCTGGCTGTACTCCTCGTTCAGCATCACGAACTCGGCGTCGTTGTCGCAGTCGATGAGCTGGTGCAGGCGCAGCTGCTTCATGAAGCCCATCATGTTCTGGGTGGCCAGCGTCCCCCAGACCACCGGGTGACTCCGCCGGAAGTCGAGCGCCCACTCCTTCGCCTCCTCCACCGACTTGTCGGCCATCTTGTCGACGGTCGAGAAGGCGTGCGCCGTCAGCAGGGACGCCGGGAAGGGCAGGAGACCCACCTCGGTGCTCTTGAAGGCCTCGAAGATGCGCTTGGTCTTCTCGCGCGTCGCCTGCTCGGACGCCTTGCGCTTGTCGCTCTCGGAATCGAGCGACGGTGCGCGCGCGGGTGTGGCTTCAGACTTGGTCGGTTGGGTCGCTTGGGCTGCAGACATGCGACCAACCTAGACAATCTCCAGTGTGCACCTGGCTAGGTTCGCCGCACCATGGCTACCCTCAAGCACTGCCTCGCCTGCGTCACGGCCCAGGGCGAACGCCAGACCGGCGCCCCGCTCGAAGCCGTCGTCTTCAACACCCTCGCGTTCTGCCAGCTCTACGGCATCAGCGCTGTGCTCAAGAGCCTCTGCTCGGTGCACCGCGAGCACCTCCGCCAGGTGACCAAGATCCACGAGGGACGCGCGCGCTCCGAGGACTCCTAGAAACGAGTCAGCCCGCCGCGGGGACCTCCCGGGCGGGCTGAGCGAGCGTCGTGTGCTCGTTTAGAGCACGCCGTCCACGTCAGGACACCGAGTCCATGTAAGTGGCCGATTTTGGAAATCTCACCGTCACCCCGCCTGTACGCAGGTAGGAGGTGACTTCCCACGCCATCCTGGTCGGCTGCGGGGGCAGCTGCGTCCAGGGCTGGGCGACGACGAGGTTCAGGAGCTTGGGGTCCTTCTTGTAGCACATCACGCGTCCCTTGTAGGACACGCCGAGGCTGTCGGTCGTGCTCACGAGGCCTGCGGTGTTGAGCTGCGGCCAGCACTCGATGTCGACCTGGCAGGCCTTCTCGAGGTAGTCGAGGATGGTGTCGTCCGTGAAGCCGGGGCTCCGGGGGGCCGTCATCAGGGCCGCGTAGGCCGCGACCGGCACGAGGACCGTGTCCGGGCGGTGGATGCCCTGCGTGGCCGAGAAGACCGAGCTGATCATCGCGTTGATGTCGCCCGCGATGGCCTGGGTGACGACGACCGCGGGGGGCGTCGCGTTCGAGGTCGTCGCCGTGCCGATGCTCTGGATCTGCTTGATCCAGTTGCCGGTCGACAGCTGCGTGGTCGCCGAGATGCCGGGCGCGTTGGTGAAGCCGGCGACGCCCGAGAGCGAGGCGCCGACCGCGGCGATCTGCTCGAGCGAGAACTCGCAGGCGAAGCGCGCGGCTTCGGCCTTGTAGGACTCCAGCGGAACGTTCATGCGGGCCGCGCGCAGCGTGTCGAGGACCGTGTAGTCGTACGACGCGCCGATCGTGACCAGCGGGGCCTGCCACTCCTGGCCCTTGATGTCGACCTTGGGAGCGTCCGAGCCGTTCTCCTGGATGATCTGGGCCACGCCCATCTTGTCGATCATCCGGTAGGTGAAGCTGAGGGCCTCGGGCGGCACCTCGGTCATCAGCGGCAGGAACTCCGCCGCGCGAAGCTCGGGGTACTCCGCCTCGTAGGGCTTGCGGATGATGTAGTCGAGCGCCCTCGCGAAGACCATGCTGAGGCCGTCGTTGCGGATCCCGAAGCCGTCCTGCCGGATCTCGGCGTCGAGCTCCGAGAAGAACCGGCCGTCGTTCTCGAGGATGCGGCGCGCGTAGCGGCCGGCGTACCGACCGTCGTAGCGACCGATTCCCGCGTACGGGCTGGCGCCGATTCCCACGATGGGGGCTGCGCCGGTCCCATCGAAGCGGCTGGTCACAGGTGCTCTCTTGCTCATTGGTCAGATCCTCTCAGGAGTGGCCCGGCAGGTTGATCATGATCGAGACCAGGTTGTTGACGTTCCCGAACGAGTCGGTGTACGCCCCGCTCCGGACGAACGGGTCCCAGACCTGGATGTACGCGCCGGCCGCGTCGATCTCCGTTCCGACGCCGCCCTGCGCGGCCTTCGTGGTGAACTGGCCCTGGGGGTTGACGCCGTTGCTCGAGTGCCAGACCTGGATGGAGCCGTTCTTCGGCAGCGCCGTGCCCGTGTTGCCGTCCCAGACGGCCCAGATGCCGCCGTCGTAGACCATCGGGACCGAGTAGCCGACCGGGTACCCCGAGAAGGTGTTGCCCGTGGTGCTGGGCGGCACCGCGTAGACGGTGTAGCCCATCTCGGCCGCGAAGACGTCCGCGAGCGAGATGCCGCAGAGCGTGGGGGCGAAGTTCGAACCCGTGGTCGAGTCCTGCACCGGCCGCGCGAGCAGCGTGCCGTCCGTGCCGGCGTACGTCTCGCAGAGGACGCCGAAGGGGATGACGACGCCCGCGCGAACGGACATCACCCGCATCATGCTCTTGTCGTTCGACAGAGGCTGGCCCGCCTGTGCGGGGTTCGGGCCGAGGTTGTACGTGGTCTGCGGCATGGCTCTTTACCTTTCAGCCCAGTCCCGGGCCGAACGACCCGCTGTTGTTGCCCTGGTTGCCCCCGCCGAACGCGGAGCGCATCGGGACTTCGCCCTGGTTGTGCACCATGTCGCGCCGACCGCGGTCGCGGCGGCGGTCACGCTGCGGGAACTTCCACGCGTCCTTCTGGCGCCCGAACATCGCGTCCTGGGCCTTGCGCGTGTCGTCGTCCATGTCGTCGTCGTCGTCGCCGGCGGCGGCGGGAGCCGACTTGCCCTCGGTCTTCTTGCCGAACGCGTCGGCCTGGAAGATCGGCATGCCCGGCATGCTTGCCCGCGCGAGCAGTGCCCGGCGCTCGCCGTCGCGCTGCGCGCGGAGCGCCGCGGCCGAGGCGACGTACATGCCCGGGATGAGCGCCGCGTCATTCTGGTCGAGACGAAGGTCGGGGTTCGCCTTCTTGATGATCTCGACGCGGACTTCCTCGACGCTCTTGAGCGTCTTGCCGTCCGCGCGGAAGCTCGACCAGGTCTGGTCGCCCTCCGAGAGAAGCGCCTTGCCCTCCTCGTAGAGGTTCAGCCGGTCGAGGATGACGCTGTCGATCCGCTGCGTCTCTTCCATCGCCCGGCGGGCAACAGCGTCGGCGTCATCGCGGCGACGAGCGATAACAATCTCGCCCTGGAGCCGGTTGTTCGTCTCCGTCAGCGTGGCGACTTCCTTGATCAGTCGCTCGACGTCGAGGGCATCCTTGCGAGCCTTCGCTTCGGCCTGCTCGCGGAGCACGAGGGCCTCCGGAGTCTCGGTGGTCTTGTCTGCCATGGACCCAACAATAGGCAGACCCCAATTCTCGATTGCGTCGCCCTTCTGGTTGTCCTCCCCGATACCGTACTTCTTCATCGCGGTATTGATGCGCGCGCGAATTTCCTTGTACTTGGCGTCGGAGAGACGGCCCGCGTTGTGCTCCTTCTCGACGTAGCTATTCGCCGCGCGAACATGACCCTCGTCGTCGAGCGGGTACTTCTTGTTCTCCGGATCCCCGAAGACGTGCTCGGGCATCTTCTCGCGCTCGGCCTGCGTCGGGGCCTCGTCGGTGCGTTCCGCCATGCCGGCAACGTAGGGGTCCTCGTCGCTGACGAGCCCACCCGCGCTGTCCATGCGCATCCGGACCTCACCGCCCGCCCGGCCCCAGCCCACCGGGCCTGCCGCGAGGTGGTTGTACCGGATGTCCCGCTGCACCGCGTCGTACTGTTCGCCCTCGTGCATGCCGGGGGTCGGATCCAGTCGGCACTGGTAGCCACACGAAAGCTCCGCCAGCTGCTCGGCCTGCGCCTTGTCGATCGCGGGCCCGTGGTTGATGTGGAGCTTGCCCGCGACGAACTTGCCGTCCTGGTGGACGCTGCCGGCGACGTGGCCGATCGTGACCTTCTGCCAGTTGTCCCGCGTCACCTTTGCGGGGTGGTCGTCCGTCACCGTGGCGTGCGCGAGGCTCGCCAGCGAGTCGGGGTGGAACACTTCCTCGGGCGGCCGGAACTCCTTGCGGATCGATCCGTCCGGCTGCCGGTACGTGAGCACACCCACGCGGGTCATCCGGGCCGGCACCTCGATCCCCACGCCCGACGGGGTCGGCTTGCCCATCCGGCCCCGGGCGAGGTCGTAGCGCTGCACCACCTCCCAGGCCGAGTCGACGACAACCGCCGCGATCACGGCATCGAGGTGCAGGCCCTTCTTTGTGAAGTGGTCGAGGAGCGTCTCGGTCACGTGGTGCCCCACCTTCTCGACCAGGCCCGCGAGCTTCTCGCTGTGCACCGCCGCGTGGGCGCCGGCCCCGAGCAGCGGAGCGATGTGGCTCGCGACGACATACGCCGCCACCTGGACCGCGACCTT